ACGCTTACACTAACACAGACGGCAATGCGGTTGCTGCTGATGCGGATGGTCTTGTAAATGGCTTAGACGTAAATACTGCTGGTTACCAAAATTTTGGTGCCAACACTACTGCGACTGGCGGAACTTACCTTTTCGAAAGTCAAGGTGGAGTTGTGCTAAGAGCTACTTCTCAAGATACTGCGATTGCGGCAGGTGACGATCTAGTAGGCTACATCATGTATGTAGTAGACTAATAAACTCAGGCTGAAGGGGCTTAGCTATTGCGGCCCCTTTAGTTAATAAGGAAAAATATGGCGACAACAAAGATAAATATTGTAAATAGAGCTTTAGGCTTGTTAGGACATGAATTTATAACTTCATTAACAGAAGATACTAAAGCTGCACGTTTTTCAAATGAACTATTTGATGATACTAGAGATTCAATATTTAGATTGCACCCATGGAATTGCTGTATTAAAAGAGCTTCATTATCATTATTAGGCAGTACTCCTGCTTATTACTTTACTAAAGAATTTCAATTACCTACTGATTTTATAAGAATTCATCAACCAGAAGATGATACTGTAGAATATAAAATAGAGGGTAATAAACTATTAACTGACCAAGATACTTTTAAATGTACATATATATTTAAAAATACTGATGTCGGTACTTATGATTCATTGCTTGTTGAAGTGCTAGCATTAAAATTAGCTTGTAATTTAGTTATGCCTTTATTACAAGATTTAAGAACATTAGACGCGATGAATAACTTATATTATCAAAAACTATCTGAAGCAAGATCTGCAGACGCTACTGAGGGAACTCCTGACGGAATTGTATCTGATTTCTGGCTAGAGTCTAGAACTTCTGGATCAAGCTTAAGCGATTATAGATGGAACAAATATACGACGTAAAATGACATGGCTGAATCATCACCAATTCTTACAAACTTTACCTCTGGAGAGCTTAGTCCAAGACTAAACGGTCGTATCGATATGGAGAAGTACTACAATGGTGCTTCTAAACTTTCTAATTTTGCAGTATTAATGCATGGTGGTCTTCAAAAAAGATCAGGTACTAAATTTGTAAAAGAAATTAAAACATCTACAGGTTCTAATTCAGGAGCTAGACTAATTCCTTTTGTATTTTCTAAAACACAAGCTTATATATTAGAATTTGGTCATAATTATATTAGATTTTTTAAAGATGAGGGTGTTATTGTATCAAGTGGTACTACTCCTTATGAAATATCTACTACTTATACAGCTGCTCAGATTAATGAGCTAGAATATGTTCAATCTGCTGACATATTATACTTAGTACATGAAGCACATCCTCCTAGAAAGTTATCTAGAACTGGACACACATCTTGGACAATTTCTGATGTCGATTTTTTTGATGGTCCTTATGACGCTGCAAATACATCATCAACAACAATGCAACCTTCTGGAACTTCTGGAAATATTACTATTACAGCTAGCTCGAGTGTCTTTACTTCAGATGATGTAGGAAGATCAATAAGAATAAAAAACGGAAGTGATTGGGGATTTGCTAAAATAACTGGTTATAACTCAGCTACTAATGTAAATGCAACTGTAAATGGGGATATGCCTTTTGCTGCTACCTCTGCAAATGCTGACTGGAGATTAGGTTCTTTTTATATAGGTAATTATCCTACTAAAGCAACTTTCTTTGAAGAAAGATTATTTTATGCAGGCACAACTCAGCAACCTAGCACAGTATTTAGTTCTAAATCAGCTGACTTTGATAAATTTTCTCCTACAGAGAAAAATGGCGATGTTTCAGATGATAGTGCATTACAGTTTACAATTGTTTCTGACCAAGTTAATCAAATAACAGGTCTCTATGGTGGAAAGTTTTTAGCAATATTTACTAAGAATGGTGCATTTAATATGTCATCAGGTTCTGCTACTCAGGGAATAACACCTACTACAATTCAAGTTACTAATGAAACAAATGACGGAGCTGCTGATAAGAAAGTATCTCCTGCTTCTAAATCAGTATTATTTATAGGTAAAAATAAAAAACGTTTAAGAGAATTTGCTTATAATATTGATTATGATTCATTTACTACTCCTGATATGACAGTTTTATCAGAGCATTTAGGATATGGTCTTTTTGAAGAGTGTGCTTTTGCTAATTATCCTAATAATATTTTATGGGTGAGAAGAAATGATGGAATGCTTCTTGGTTTTACTTATTATAGAGATCAAGATGTAACTGCTTGGCATACTCATACAATTGCTGGAACTTCGTCAGGTTGTACTATTACTGTAACTGATTATGCTAATATAGCTGCAGGAAAAACTTTAAAATTTACAAAGTCAGATGGATCGACTGTTACTTTTACTGCTACGACAGGGACTCCAGGATCAAATGAGTTTAAAGTACAAACAAATAATAATACTACAGCAGATAACATATATACTACTATTAATGGTCATGCAGATTTTGTAGTAGCTAACCCTGCTGCAAACGTAGTAACTGTAAGAGAAACAAATCCAAAAGGACCAATGTTAAAAGTTGAATCTACAGATACAGTTAGATTAGCAACAGCAGACGCGAGTGCTGCAAAAGTAAAAAGTATTGCAGTTATTCCTGGAATTGATGATGCTTTTGACACATTATATATGATTGTAGAGAGAACAATAAATGGTGCTGTAAAACAATATGTAGAATTTTTAGAAGATGATTATAGAGAAGCTGATGGTCATACTGAATCTGATCAGTTTTATGTAGATTCTGGATTAACCTATACAGGTAGCTCTACTAGTACAGTATCAGGACTAGATCATTTAGAAGGTGAAATAGTTGCTGTATTAAATAATGGTGCTGTTGAATCTAGAAAGACTGTGTCGTCAGGAGCAATAACTTTAAGTAATGCTACTACTAAATGTCATGTAGGATTACCATTTACAGCAGAATTAGAATCTGTTAATGTAGAACCTAAGAGTCAGTATGGAACAACTCAAGGTAAGAGAGGCAGAATAGATAAAGCTATATTTAGATTATTTGAAACTCCAGCATTAAAAGCAGGTCCAGCTTCTTCTAGTGTAGAAGTTGTACCATTTAGAACGACTACAAGTACTATGTCAGCAACTAAGCCTAAGACTGGGGATTATACATTTAGCATGCCTGCTGGCTATACTACAGAAAATAAAATTTATGTTAAATCGGATACAGTGCAAGCTTGTACTATATCCGCTATAATGATACAGATGAGTACTTATTCATGATTGTTGTACCTTTTGAAGATTGGCATTTTAACTCTATAACTTTAGAGGGCCCTGAACAAAAAATGATTGAGAACTATGGCAAAACGTTTAATGACCTAGTTCAATGTCTTAAGCACGTTGGTTGCACATTTTCCTGGTATCAAGATAAGAGAATTATTGGGATCTGTGGAGTTATGCCTCAGTGGAATGGAGTCGGGGAAGCATACATGTTTTTATCTCCAGAGTTTAAAAAGAATAAAATTCGTTGTATAAAAGATATAAGATATTATTTAAAACTGATAGCGGACCAATTTAAGTTTCATAGGGTCCATTGTCACGTTATAAAAGATTTTGATCGAGCTGTTAAATTCGCTAAGTATCTTGGGTTTAAAGAAGAAGCGGAACTTAAACAGTTTGGTCCTAACAAAGAGGACTATGTAAAAATGGTAAAATTCTATGAGTAAAGCAATGGTCGCAACAGTCATGATGGGAGTTGGTACTGCCATCTCTGCTTATGGTGCTTATCAACAAGGTAAGCAACAAAAAATGCTTAATGACTACAATGCAAAAGTTGCTATGCAAAATAAGATTGCTGTTGCAGAAAAAGCTGAATATGACAAAGAACAATTAAAAAGAAGAGTAAGAAAACTTAAAGGTTCTACTACTGTAGCTCTTGCTAAAGCTGGAGTTGATTCAACAGAGGGAACTGCTATTGATCTATTTGAAGAGATGGCAATAAACCAAGAAATGGATTTAATGATGATTCAGTATAATGCTGATATGAAAGCGCGTGGCTATCAAATAGACGCAGATACCGCTACTTATACAGGAAAAATGGCTTATCAAGCTGGCAAGATGAAAGCTGCTGGTACATTATTAACTGGCGGTAGTTCAACTTATAAATATGGAACAGACGTAGGAGCATTCGCATAATGGTTAAGATTCCAACATACGACGATATAAAGAAAGTACCAATGTCAGACCAAGGAGCAACTGGTTTTTCAGGCGGTCAAATAGCTGTAGCTTCTGATACTGGTTTAACTTCTTTTGGTAGAGGTGTCCAGAATATGGCTACTAACCTTAAGAATATAGAAGTTGATAAGCAAAAGAAATCAGCTGAGTTATGGGTAGGAGAGAGTAATGAAAAGTTATATCGAGAGTTTAACGAATGGGAAAAACAATTTCAGATAGACGATGACTCAGTAGACGGTAAAGGTTCTACAACTAAGTATCTAGATAAATTTCAAGAGTTATCAGATAAGTATTTAAAAGAATCACCTAATCAATACGCTACTCAAGCTTGGAAAAAGACTATGAATAACTTTAAGCTAGAGGTATTTAAGAGTGGCGCTCAATATGAAGCAGCAAGACTTTTATTATACCAGACTGAGTCGCTTAATGATATTAAAGATGGCAAAACTTATAAAGTTGCAGAAAATCCTTTAGCTTGGGATGTAGTAGTACAGAGTTACACTCAAATTATAGATGGTCTAGAAGATAGCCCAGAGACAAAAGGTATTGAAGGATACGCTAATATTTGGTCAGATGTAAAAAGAAAAGCAGAGCTAGAAGATGGACTTAACTA